TGTTTATGTATTACAGGAATTACCTGGAACTAGACTAGGCCGTCCTAAGTTTAACATTATGGGGGCTCAAAAATATGGGCGCTTAAAAGTTTTGCTTCGAGAAGATACACAAATTGTCTTAAGTCCAGGTCCTATAATTTTTGAATTAAGACGGTTGTTGAAAGATTACAACTCCAAAGATTATTTATTATTGTCGGGAGACCCCTCCGTTATTGGATTGGCATGTGCCATAGTCTCTGATATAAATAATGGGAGATTTAATTTATTAAAATGGGACAGACAAGAGAAAGTGTATTATCCGTTAGAAATCAATTTACATGAGAAAGGAAAAATAGATGAATAACATTAACTTTGAAGAAGATCAAAAAGAAGCGATTACACAAACAAATGATGTAAAAGCTTTATCAGACCAAGTTCTTAATTTAAGAAATTTGGAAGACAAAATAAAAGAGAAAGAAACTGAATTGAAAAAATTAAAACAAGATTCAGATATTATTTCTGGAGAAGTCATTCCGACAATGATGACAGAAATGAATATTTCTACTCTAAAATTAGCAGACGGCTCCGCTGTAGAAGTGAAACCCGTCTACGGTGCTTCAATCCCAGTTGCAAAAAGGGAAGAAGCATTTAAATGGCTTCGAGACAACGACCTAGGGGACCTTATCAAAAATGAGGTAACCGTTTCCTTCGGTCGTAACGAAGACAACAAGGCAGCAGACTATGCTGTACTTGCACAAGGTCAAGGATATCAACCTATCCAGAAATTAAAGGTTGAACCTATGACACTTAAAGCATTAGTCAGGGAGCGTGTCGAATCTGGAAAAGACATGCCCTCTGATTTATTTAACGTGTTCGCAGGAAACCGAACCAAAATAACAAGGAAACAATAACAATGAACCAAGAAACAAATGTAGTAAAGAAAGACAAAGCTGGAGCTATAGCTGTTGCAAATTTTGAAGCAGACTCTGGTAAAGGCTTGGGTAATTTAGGTCAAGAAGACTTAGCATTACCTTTTCTAAAGATACTCGGACAATTATCTCCGGAAGTAAACAAAAGAGATGGAAAGTACGTGAATGGTGCAGAACCAGGAATGATTTTCAACTCTGTTACAGGAGAATTGTTTGATGGTGCAAAAGGCATTAATGTTATTCCATGTCACTATAAATTGGAATACATTGAGTGGAGAGATCGTGGCGAAGGCTCCGGTGCTCCAGTAGCTATTCATTCATCATCTAGTGATATCATGACAAAGGCAACAAGAGATGCTGCTTTTAAAGACAGATTGCCTAACGGTAATTATCTTGAAAAAACAGCGAGTCATTTTGTTGTCGTTGGTGGCGATGCGCCTTCAACTGCTTTGATTGCTATGAAATCTACTCAATTAAAAATTAGTAGAAAATGGAATAGTATGATGGCAGGTATTAGATTGAAAGGTAAAAACGGTTTATTCACGCCGGCATCTTTCAGCCACATTTATCGTTTAACAACGACTCAACAGTCGAATGATAAAGGAACATGGTTTGGATGGGAAGTTAGTAAAGTGGGTCCCGTTGAGGACGCTGCTTTATACAAACAAGCTAAGGCTTTTGCTGAAAACGTCTCTAAAGGAGATGTTAAAGTTAAGCACGGCGAAACAGCCCAAAAACAAACTGATACTCATTTTTAAGTTTAAACGAGAGGTCGTTTAAAAAGGGGCGAGAGCGGGAGACTTAACTCGCCCTTACGAAAGATAATTATGGAAAAACAGTTTATAAATATTTTTAATGGGTATCGAGGTGCTTATGGTGTCGCTGATTGGACCAATGTTAAAATAGATCCAGTAAGTGGAAAGAAAAAGCCAGACTATAGATGGGCTTATGAACCATTTACCGATGATATTTATATTAAACACTTAAATGGAAAAGAATCAGTCGGTATACAGCCCACTAATGAAGACAGCAAAGCCATGTTTGCACTTATAGATATTGACCCTAAACATTATGTAAATTATAACAAAAAAACTTATCTAGATAAAATTCAAGAATACAAATTACCATTAATACCAATTGAATCCAAAAGCGGAGGACTTCATTTATTTTTATTTATGGAAGAATTTGTGGCATCGACCATACTTGTGTCTTTTATGAGTAATCTTTTGCCTCTTTTAAAACTCAAACCTGAAACAGAAATTTTTCCGAAACAAACTCATTTACCAAAAGATAACGAAGGAAAACTAAGACCCGGACAATTTATTAATTTACCTTATTACAAAAAAACAGAAAGAAAAGCGATTAACCCTCAAGATGGAACATATTTTACTTTTGAACAATTTATAAAAGTTGTTGAGCAGAATTTAAAAAAAGAAAAAGATTTAAAAAAGGTTACAGAAGATATTGATAATAGAATATTTCATGGAGTAGATGATGATTTTTTAAATGGACCACCGTGTTTACCCCAAGTTGCTAAAATTGCAAAAGAACCTGGTTTTGATGGCAAAGACAGATTTATGTATAACTATCATGTGCTGGTCAAAATGAAATATCCAGACAACTGGCAACAGAAAGTAAAAAACGCGCCAGTGAAGTTCTTTGAAGAAAGACACGCAAACGCATGGGACGACAAAATGTTAAATGCTAAATTAAGATCATGGAGTAAAAGTGAGAAAGGTTATACTTGCACAGAAGATCCAATACATCCTTTTTGTACCAAAGGAATATGCGTTAAACAAAAATTTGGTGTACTATCGGGATCCAAAGGATCCTATCCGATTATTACAAATCTTAGAAAAATAGATTTAGATCCAGAACCGGAGTATGAATTTGATGTTACAAGTCCAGATGGAATTGGAACAACAACCGTTCATTGTAAATCTGTTGAACATTTAAATGATCAAAGAAAAAGAAGAAATTCAATTGCAAAAGCGGCAGGTTTCCCTCCACCAATTATTAAAGGTTATGAAGATCAAATTATATTAGAAGCTTTGTATAAAACACAAACAACAGTTCATCCTCCAATAGGTACATCACCAAAAGAAAAATTACATGATGTCCTTCATGCTAAAATTAATGGCCCCAAAGCTATGAATGATGCAAGTTTTAAATCAGGAACAGTCTTGATTGATGAAGGTTATGCTTATTTTAAATTTGACAAATTTTATGATCGACTCAAGTCCAAAAATTGGAAATATAATGAAGATAAAACTGGTGCGATGATGGTGTCTATTTATAAAAAATGTGAAATTGAATTTTTAGATCAAAAAAGATTCCCAACCAAACACAAAGGTCAACATCATACATCAACTAAAAATGTAGTAAAAATTTCTATTAAGGAATTTGAGAATGTACCTATCTACCATACAAAAACCGAACATAAAAAGGACATTATATGATCAGAAAAATTTTAGGTCCACCCGGAACAGGAAAAACAACAAAATTATTACATTATGTAAGAACGTTTGTAAAACTAGGAACACCGTTGAATAAAATTGGTTATTTTGCTTTTACTAAAAAAGCTGCAGGTGAAGCAAAAACAAGAATGTTAGAGAATCATCCAGAATTAAGTGAATCCGATTTGAAACATAATTTTAAAACTTTACATTCTCTAGCTTTTTGGCGGCTAGGATATAAAAAAAGTGAAGTGATGCAAGATGAACATTACGAAGACATTGGAAAAAAATTAGGAATAGAAGTAACGGTTTATAATAATGGAGAAGAAACAACAGGTTTTGTAGATTCAGACAGTGAGTATTTTAATTTAATTAATGTAGCACGAATTAAAGGGATAACGAGTGAAGAAGAATACAATACCGATATGTATTCTGCGGATTTAGACAAAAATGTTATTCCAATCTTAGAAGATGAAATAAATAATTATAAAGACGCTTTTCATCTAAAAGATTACACCGACATGATTACCAAGTTTAATGATTCAAAACTTTGTCCGCAATATGACGTCGTTTTTATTGACGAAGCACAAGATTTATCACCTATTCAATGGAAAATGTTTGATATCTTAAAAGAAAATTCTAAACATGTTATATTAGCTGGCGATGATGATCAAGCGATTTATGGCTGGGCTGGAGCAGATGTTAAGAGATTTCAAGACGAACCAGCAAAAGAAATTGTTTTACCAAAATCATATCGAGTACCAAAATTAATACAACATCTGGCCAATAATATTTTAGATAGAATACCTGATGATAGACGATTAGAAAAAGAATGGAATGCAAGAGATGAGGAAGGAACTTATTCACCAATTACTTCTATTGAAGATGCTCCGTTGCATAGTGGAGACTGGTTAATTCTAGCTCGATACAATGATAAACTTATAAAACTAAAACCTATTCTACGAGAAATGGGTCTTTATTTTGAATATAAAGAGAGAAAAAGTTATCGGTCCAGACTTTATAGTGCCGTTAGAAATTACACTCGTTGGACCACGGGATCATTACTTTCACTCATGGAATGTAAAGATTTGTTTGAATATTTTGGAAAAGAATTTACAGCCACAGAAGAACGACAATATGATTTAAAAGAATTTGGCTATAGTCCTATTCAAAAATGGTATGAAGTTTTTGAAACGGAACCCGAGGACAGTTTATATATTAGAACGATGCTAGAGAAAGGTGAAAAATTATCTCTACCAGCCAGAATAAAATTATCTACAATTCATACAGCGAAAGGTGGAGAAGCCACCAATGTTTTATTGATTATGGATAATACCAAACTTATTCGTGAGGCTATCGAAAGAAGCCCTAATAAGGAAGATGAGGAAAACCGGATTTGGTACGTGGGCGTCACACGGACTAAACAAAATTTATATATTATGGCGGCACAAAAGGAGGACAGAGGATATGACATCGAAAGTATACAATAAACAAATTGGAGGATCTCATTACAAGAAAATGAAAATTCAGCCGAGCGAATTCGTGGTTGCGAACGAATTGCTTTTCCCGGAAGGAAATGTTATTAAATACATTTGTAGACACAGATATAAAGGAGGAAAGCAAGATCTAGAAAAAGCTATACATTTTATTGAAATGATAATTGAACGTGATTATAAAAATATTAAAGTTCCCGAAGAATTATGGGTAGATGGCTACAAGAAATGGAAAGAACTTAAGGACAAAGGAGTTGTTAGCGACAAAGTAAAACTTGGAGATTTAAAAAAATTTTCAAAAGAAAGGTGCCCTCACAACTAATGATTATACCTAAATTTGAAGCACAAAAAGAATGGACAACCCCATCTGAATTTCCCGACTTAAGACAATATGATGAAATTGCCGTAGACTTAGAGACCAGAGATCCAGATTTAAAATCAAGGGGATCGGGTTCAGTTATTGGTAATGGAGAAGTTGTTGGCATTGCAGTCGCTGTTCAAGGCTCAAGTTGGTATTTTCCAATAGCACATGGCAATGGCCCCAATATGGATCGTAAGAAAGTTTTAGAATGGTTTAAAGATACTTTAGCAAGTAATGCTACTAAAATTTTTCATAATGCAATGTATGATGTCTGTTGGATTAGAAATTTAGGTATAAAAATCAATGGTTTAATCGTTGATACCATGATTGCTGCTTCTCTCGTTAATGAGAATCGATTTAGATATGATCTTAATTCTTTAAGCTGGGATTATTTAGGCCATGGAAAAAATGAAGCCATTTTAAATGAAGCCGCTAAAGAATGGGGAATTGACCCCAAAGCTGAAATGTGGAAATTACCCGCCATTCATGTAGGTCAATATGCAGAAAAAGATGCATCCTTAGCTTATGATTTATGGCAAGAAATGAAAAAAGAAATACTTGCTCAGGACATTGAATCTATTTTTGATTTGGAAACAGATTTATTTCCTTGCTTAATAGATATGAAATTTAAGGGCGTCCGAGTAGACGTTGAAAAAGCTCACCAATTGAAAGAAAAATTACTTGCACAAGAAACAGCATTGCTGCAAGAGATAAAAAAAGAAACACAAATAGATGCTCAAATATGGGCTGCACGAAGTATTGCATCAGTTTTTGATAAACTGAAATTATCTTACGAGAGAACAGAGAAAACACAAGCACCTTCATTTACAAAAAATTTCCTTTCGGAACATCAACATCCGTTAGTGAAGAAGATAGCAAAAGCCAGAGAAATTAACAAGGCTCATACAACTTTTATTGATACCATTATTAAACACGAACACAAAGGTCGAATCCATGCTGACATTAATCAAATACGATCTGATCAAGGGGGTACGGTTACGGGAAGATTTTCATATTCAAATCCAAACTTACAACAAATTCCTGCAAGAAATAAAGACCTCGGACCTTTAATTAGATCTTTATTTATTCCAGAAGAAGGACACACGTGGGGATGTTTTGATTACTCACAACAAGAACCACGACTCGTTGCACATTATGCTTCTCTATATAAATTTCCATCGGTCTTTGAAGTGATTGATGCATACAGCGATGATGTTAAAACAGATTTTCATAAGATGGTTGCCGACATGGCACAGATTCCTAGAATACAAGCGAAGACAATTAATTTAGGATTATTCTACGGGATGGGTAAAACAAAATTACAAGCTGAACTTGGAGTGAGCAAAGACAAAGCTAAAGAATTATTTGATCAGTATCATGCAAAAGTTCCATTTGTAAAACAACTCATGAGTTCTGCATCGAATAGAGCACAGGATCGTGGACAGATACGAACGTTACTTGGAAGATTATGCCGGTTTCATTTGTGGGAACCTAATTATTTTGGTATGCATAAAGCCTTGCCTCATGAAGAAGCACTCAGAGAACACGGACCAGGGATTAAACGTGCTTATACTTACAAAGCATTAAATAAACTGATACAAGGATCCGCAGCGGATATGACAAAAAAATCAATGCTTGATTTATACAAAGAAGGTATTATAGCTCATATTCAGATCCATGATGAACTAGATTTATCTGTAGAGTCTCCGGAACAAGTGAATAAAATTATTGAGATTATGGAGAATGCTGTTAAACTTGAAGTTCCCAACAAGGTTGACTATGAATCAGGTAAAAATTGGGGAGATATATATGATTAGGAGGAAACATGGAAACAATTAAACAAATCTGGAAAGATCACAGAAAAGTGTGTATCGGTGCC